AATAAAGAAAACTTTGCTGCACAAGCCACAAATCCACATTCTGGAATTATTAAGGAACAACCATGAGCGTCAACCTTTCACCTGTAGGTAATGGATTTCAATTCCTGTCTTCCACGACACCCAACGTACCTTTGGCCGGTGGCTTTATTTATAGTTACCAGGCTGGATCGTCTACGCCTCTAAACACTTATACAGACAACACCGGCAACGTTGCCAACACCAATCCTATTGTGCTCGGTACTGACGGCAGACCGCCAAATGAGATTTGGTTGACAAGTGGTTATTCATACAAATTTGTATTGACTGATTCCTCTAATAACACAATACAAACATTGGACAACCTGTATGGAATTATTGGCACAAGCCCAAGCGTTAGCGCAGTTCCTAGTGGCGGCATTATTATGTGGTCTGGGTCTATCGGTTCTATTCCTACTGGCTATGTGCTTTGTAACGGCTCTAACGGCACTCCTGATCTGCGGGACAGGTTTGTTGTTGGCGCTGGCAATTCCTATTCTGTCGGTAACAATGGCGGGTTTGCTAGTAGCGGAGTGGTGACCAGCTCTGGGACTAATAATCCTTTGTACTATGCTCTAGCATTTATCCAAAAAACATGAGCAATACTGAACAAGACTTGGCCGTTCATGTTGCGGTCTGTGACGAGCGTTACAGGCGCATAGAGCAATCTTTGACGGATGGCGAGAGGCGCATGACCAAGATCGAGTATTTGATCTATGGCGTGATGCTGCTGGTCTTACTTGGCCCTGGCGTTGCAGGTCAGTTTTTCCATAAATTCTTTGGGTTGTAAAAATTGACCCATTCACACTTGTCGCTCTTGCTACCTCTGCTTTCAAACTTGTTAAAGAGTCTTGTGAGATGTATAAGGAGGGGAGACAGTTTGTTGTCGATGCAAAGAAGGAGCTTGATGGAGTAGTCAAAGATGTCAAAGGTATTCAAAATGATGCCAAAGGCGTTTGGGGGTTTTTGACGGGTCTTTTTGGTGGTGCTAAACAAAAAAATCAACAAAAAATTGTTGAAAAGCCCGCTAAGAAGGCAAAACAAAAGGCCGTTGATTTTGATGAAAACCAGATTTATGCCCAAGTCGCAGACGCTTTGACCAAGTTCTTTCACGCCTACAACGGATTAAAGAACTATTCCAAGGAACAACAAGAAATTGCGTTGACGGCAACTGGTGAAGAAGGACAAGACATTGCAATTAAATTGGTGATTGCCGAATTGCAGATGGAAAAGTTGAATGAGGAAATGCGAGAGTACATGGTCTACCATGTGCCCACTGAGATGAAGGATTTGTATTCCAGAGTTAACAAGATGGTTGGCCACATTGCTAACCAGCAAGCATTGGCAAGAAAGGCAGAGTCAGATAAAAAGAAAAAAATAGCATGGCAAAAACGTCAACGTCAAGAGGAAATTCGGGACAAAACAATAGCTATAACTCTTACGGCTCTAATGATCGGTTGGATATGGATAATGATGATCGTGATCGCTCATTCTTCACCATCGTTGTTGTAGCGCTGATGGCGGTGATTTTGTTGTTTATTCCAATTTTGTCGTGGATGTACATTGATATTAAGATGATGGAAATCAGGGTTGACAAGGCACTTAAAAAGATTGAAAGCAAGTAATGTTTAGTTTGTTCAACCCTTGGGTGATTGTTGGAATATTAGGCTTGGTGCTGAGTTCTTATTTCTATGGCCATCACCAGGCTTATGTTGAGCAAGCAGCAGAGATTGCCAGGTTAAATTTGATTGAGCGTGACAAAGAACAACAAATGCAAGTAATGGCAGATAATCATGCCAAAGATTTAAGGAAAGCCACTCAAAATGCCAAAACTGAAGTTGCTAAGTTGCAGTCTGACCTTGCTGATGGCCGGTTGCGGTTCTCCGTCAGCACCATTTCAACCTGCAAAGATGCCTCCATTGCCGGTGGAAATACAGAAAGCAGAACCGAACTTGACCCAGAGGTTGGTCAAGCTCTTATCGCCATCACAGCCGATGGAGACAACGCCATCAGACAACTCAACGCCTGTATCGACATCTACAACGAAGTAAGGAGTAAACAATGAATATCAACCTAAAAGCCGTGGTCACCATCATTGCAAGCCTTTCCCTGATGGGGGTGGTAGGGTGCATGATTTGGATGTTTTTACTTGCTATTTACGATCCCACAGTAGATGATAAAGTGGTTTTTGAAATCATTGGACCAGCATTCCAAACGATTGTAGGTGGGTTTATTGGCTTAATTACTGGCATTCACATTGGAGAGAAAAAAGATGACGCAACTGAGTAAACACTTTTCACTTGAAGAATTGACACACACCGATCACAGGGAGTTAGATAATGAACCAAATGAGTCTGAAAGAGAAAATCTTGTTCGACTTGCAAATTTTCTTGAGCAAGTTAAATTCGTATTGGGTGACGTTCCGATCATGGTTAACAGCGCGTTTCGGTCAAAAGCCGTAAATGATGCGGTTGGCAGCAAGGACAGCAGCCAACATAGAATTGGATGCGCTGCCGATTTGCGTGTGCCTGGCATGACCCCAGACCAAGTGGTGAAAGCCGTCATTGGTTCACAATTGGAATTTGACCAGGTAATCCGAGAATTTGACCGCTGGACACACATTTCTGTGCCATCGCACCCTGAAGACAAGCCACGCAAACAAGCGTTGATCATTGATAAAGCTGGAACAAGAGTTTATTCATAAGGAAAATCATGGCTACAAATTTTAAAATCACACGCGAACAATGCAAAAAAGACGATGATTCGCACTATGTTGTCAAAAAAGAATGGCAAAAAGAGCGCGAACACGTTATGCGTATTGAAAATGAGTTAAAAAAGCATGAGAAGACCGATATGTCTCACGCACACCCAACTCACTCGCACAATGCCGGTATGAACCAACCCAGCGCACCATTGCCCAATATGCGTAAGGGCTAACGATTTAGATACAAATCGGTCAATGGCACGCCCTTTGGCCAAAGATTATTGATTTGTAAATAGTGGATTGTTTGAATGTGCGCCAAGTACCAGGCGTGCATTCTTTCTGCTTTGGTCATTAGATGGCCAGAGTCTATTTCTGTGTGGCACGGCTGGCAAAGCGCAGCAATATAGTTATCTGACGCTTTAATTCCTCTACCCTTACCGCCATGCCAATTAGAGTGTGCGGCCTGTGCGAGATGGAAACCACACCTCTGACAATTCATGGCTGCCACGATTTTTAGTAAATTTTTGTTCCGTATGTAATGTGTCTTTGGAAATGACCTCACGAGTGCTAAATCTGTGGTCTTTGGGGCATGAGTATCGTCTTCGCTTGGAATCGTCTTCATTGGTTCTTGTCTCAAGTATTTTGCCTGGTTGACCGCAGAGTGGGCATTTCATTCGTGTGACCTTATTCCTAATCTTTCTGATGCTTCCCTAGTGCGCCAAATGTCAATTGACAGTCTAGATGCTTCCAGCTGGTACTTTAACTGCTCCTCAATCATCACTGATGCCTTTAATTCGTCAATTAACCCTAAGTATTCAGGATCACACAAGGCTTCGCGTTCCTGTGCTGCAATTTGGCTAAATTCACCAGCGACATGGCGCATACAGATGGCCTTGGCACTCTTTAACTTTAACTCGCACGCTATTCGATTGGACTTGGCGTTGGCGTAGGCAGTGGAATTATCGTAGATAAACTGTGCGTGTCGTTCAGGTGTCATTGGACATTTCCTCTAGCAAAGCCCAGATGGCCATTAAAAAACAAATAACCACAAAAGTGATTAAAAACAATCCAAAAATAATTAACAAGGTATTCATTCTGTTTCCCTTATTAACACCTCAACACAAGGTTCACCATATTTCTTGGTAACGTACAAATTGACAATCTGGGAATCGTTTTTAAAAATGACCTTATCGCACCCATCAAGCACCGCTTTAACCACATTGTCGATGTCTGGTTTCTTAGTATGCCTCTCTAAGCCATTTAAACACGCCTCCTTGCGTTTCTTTGAGTAGGATAATGGTATGGCAAAGGATATGTAAATAAATGCGTCCAAAGCCGTTTTAAGCGGTTCAGATAATCCCATTGATTTCTGTGCTGCTTGGCGAATAGTATCCTCATAAGCAACAGTCTTTGCATCGGTATAAGTGCTGACAAAAGCACCGCGTCTAGCAAACCTTGGTCGGCCTTTACCGCGGGGCTGGCCATCAACTTTGAATGTCACATGAAACATTGAGTTCCTTAATTCTTTGGGCTACTGCTTTGCCTAAACCATTAAACATTGGGTGCTTTTCCATTTCCCTGACCTGGTGTCTGACGTAATCAATCCATCCAGGCTTTAGAGCAAGTTGAGCATAGTGTTCAACAAAATCAACCATTGTTCTTTATCATTTTGAACTTGGCCTTTACTTCGTCTGGCATCGCCACGGCGTTTTTAGCATCATTCTCTAGTTTCACAAGCGTTGGATCACGCCCAGGCTTGCTAGGAACTGTCTGGTGAATGATGTCCACTTTAGCGGCAATCCACTCAGCTTTGAATGTTGTCCATCCTCTAGCACAACAAGTCTTGATTGCGTCATCTAGCGTGATGTTGGCTTTTTCGGCCTCAATTTGAATTGATGCGATCAAGGTGTCGGTTAGTGTTTTGTTTTTGGCTTTCAAGACTTTTTCAAAATCCATATATATATGGTTCTTGGTTATTGGTTCTTGGTTCATGGTTAGTTGCACATCTGTTGTACATCTGTTCAACACCTGTTCAACACCTGTTGATCGTTTGTTCAACGCACGTTTAACGGCTGATGCTTTACCAGCTTTAGATTTGTCGTTAATTAAACTTTGATATTCAGATATTTCTATTTCACAACGCCTTTGATACCAATATTCACCTTTCAATTTGAAAAACATATTGAGTATTCCAATAACAATATCTTCATTATCCCTAGCATTTATTTTCATGCTAAGAGTATAAATATCGTTTGGTAAAGGGTTTTCTGTATCGTAATAAAGCCAAAGAAGTTTTAAATAAATACCGACTTCTTCA